ACGCCGAACTTTCCGGGATCGGTATCCAGTACGGGGTCCCAGTACCCGTCGGATTCGATGTGGACGACATCGCCCTTTGTGACGGCGCCACCGGCATCGACTTCAATGACCGTGCAGGGTCCCTTGAGGTCTCCTGCGGTCATGATTCATCACCGACGGCCTTGCCGTTCACGCGGAGACCCGTGCAGACATCCACCAGTTTCTTCGGGGGTTTGGAGGTCTTCCGCTGGTACTCCTCGCCGGCCTTCTCGATCTCCTTCGCGTGAGTCTCGCGGAGGGCCGTGGTCAGCTTGAGGACGAACTCGGCAGGGTGCTTCTCGAAGAGTTCGCGGCTTTTTGCCTCTTCCTCCCCGTGAACCCATGCCCGCGGCAGGGTCTCGGCAAGGCGGTTCCACTGACGGTTCTGTTCGTCGAGCTTGGCGACCTTGATCAGTTCGTCTTTCGTCTTGATGTCGGACTGCGCCTGGTTCCAGGCGGCCTTCGTGTTCCGCAGCTCCTGGTCCATCTCTGCAAGTTTCTGCTCGATGGGTGAGGAGGGCTGGGGCTTAATGTCTTCTGGCATTTTGGTAGGCTCCTTAATTTCCTGCTTGTTGTTCAGGAACATTGCACCCGGATCTCCGGGGAGGTCGCGGGGCGACCGGACAAATACGAGGACGTGGTTGGGCTTGACGCCCGGCCGGACCTTCCGGTGGTTTTCCGGCATACCGGGGTAAGGATCGTCATAGGCGATGATCGAGGACGAGAGCGATAGTTTACTCTCGTGCCACAACCGCTTGACCTCGGGGTCGGTGAACTTCATGCTCACTTCGATCCGGGGCTGGCCTTCCCTGACAATCCTGGCGTTTTCAACCGAGCCGACCACCCGGCCCGGCCTGCCGTCAACTGTCTTGACGGAGGAAAGGGCGGCGGGCTGGTCGGTGAGGAGCTGTCTGCCGTCCGGATGGGTCTGCGCATAGATCAGCGGCACGGACCGCCATGCGGGTTCGGTGCCGGCGAATGCTTCAGCCCCATACCAGAGGTTCAGGCCCTCGGGAAAACGCGGGTTCGGAAAACGCTGGAAGGTGTCGAGGACGTTCAGGGTGGCAAGCGGCCCCGGGCTTTCGGCCAGGGGGGCTGTGCAGTTGAACACGCCGGGCGGGCATTGCCGTTTCCGGGTGCGTTCGGTCCACTTCCCATCCTCGGATTTCTCGTATTTCTCCTTGACGGCGGCCCATGCGACCCGATTCGCGCACTCCTCCAGATCGGGATCGTTCTTGCATGTGCCCTCAAAGGCTGCATTGAATGCCGCAAGAAAAATGCGCTGCCCGCCGTCCGGGAGTGCTGAACGGACCTCTTCGGGCAAATCCTCTACGGAGGAGTACGGCATACATCATAGAGGTGTTATCAGGAAAAGGTTATAAGGAGGGTAGGATTACGACAGGTTAGGACGGATTGTGGCTGCGTTACCGCCCGCCCGCAAACAGGTATTTTACCACAACGCCCCGCAAGAGATAGAACGGGGTGAACATTGCGAGGTCGCAGTGCCGGCAGGTCCGGGTCTTCTTCAAGGGTTTAAGGTGCTGGTAACTGTCCTCAAGGAGGTTCCCCACCGGATCGTTGAGGCCGAAGTCGTAGCAGCACTGGTAGACGTTGCCGTTCGGGAGGACGACGTGCTGCCTTTCACAGAGTTTATCGCACGAGATCGGGTATGGCTTGAATGGGAGGCCGGTCCGTGCGTGATCCTCGCGGCGATTAGTTGGAAACCGCTCGTTCATTGCTACAGTCTGGCATTGCCACCGTTTCAGGAATATCGGTAATAACTCACAATACTCCCGGGTTATTGGGATCTTTGCTACCCCATTGGCGTCCGGCAGGTGTAAAAGGATGCGGGAGAACTCCACGTTCTTTATCCTCTCGTAATCATCATAGGTGCATCCGACCAGCGTAGTAAACAACTGGACACCGTGGCCCTCTTCGTAGGCGTGCACTATCATCTCAGCGGTATCCGGGTTCAGGAACGGCTCACAGAACCCGCTGAACGTTATTTCCACGGTTTTCGGCACAGTCCGTATTATCTCCTTGAATGCATCAAGGCTCATTGCGCGGGGACCGTCATACTTGCTTAACAGGACTTCCTGCGGGCAGTATTTCAGGCAGTTCACAGAGCACCCTATTTTTGTGGTTATTTCAAGAAATTCGCTCACAACATTACACTCCTGCCTCTTTGATCTCCTGCCGGATCAGGTTGTGGACTTTCCGGGTGTCCTCGCGGGTCCTGCGTTTCCCCTCGTCGGTCAGGTACGGGCAGGGCTGGAGCCGGGATATCCCATACATGATGCAGACGCCCGGGCGGTCCTCGTAGATGGCGCACCGTCCCGCTGCTGAAAGAAAAATGCACTTCCGGTCAGCGGTGATCAGTGCCGCCTGTCCGGCTTTCCAGATTTCCTTGACTGGTTGCTGCTGGAACCGGTCACGGTATCTGGTGACGAGGTCTGCGGGGAAGGAGATGATCCCGCAGCATTCGGTGCACTTTCGGGCTGCGCAGGCTGTGTTGAAGTCTTGCATGACAGGGCCTCCTGGATGGCATTAATGACGATCTGTTCGAGTCCTTTGCCGGTTGCCCGGAACTGCTGGAGCAGGTCTCGGGGAATGGCAACCCGCTCTATCACCGGGGCGCTCGGGTCGGCTGTCATGAACTCGTAGACGCTCTGACGGGTCCGCCTGCCTTCGTTGTGGTCTTTGTACCGGCTGTTCATCTCGCGGGCGATGCTGGCATAGCTCAGCCGGTCGCCGTTCTGGATTGCGGTCTGCTCCCGCATGAACGTGATCTCATCAGCAGAGAAGTCGATCCGCGTGCCTGGTCTTGTGATAACCTGTGTTTCGTCCATGTTCAGTTTCATTTCCACTCTCTCCTTACGCTACGACCGGGATGTGTGCACACCTGCAGTTCGGCTCGCCAATCGGCGGCACCTTGTCGGCATCGTAAATCCCCTCAAGCGCCAGGTGTTCCGGCCGGACGTTGCTGTCCCGGGCCGTTCGATACTCCACCCTCACCCCGGCTTTCCTGTACCGGGTGAGCGAGGCTTCGCTCTGGATCCTCGCGGTCTCGGTGCGGGCTACTGTCGCAGCATGGGATTTCCGATCGGTGAAGTAGTCCTGCAGGTCCGCAGCGATGCCGCCCTTTGGATACCCGCCGGCTTTGAACTCCCGTGCTCCGGTCGGTTTCCCATCCTCGATACCTTTCCGGATGATGTCCGAGACGGTCTCCCGCTGCTCTTTGCTGGATTCCTCAAACCATGGTTTGAAGAGCCGTTCAGGGACACCGGTCTCCTTGTTGATGTTGACCACCATGGTCCCGCCTTTCTCAACGAGCAGCTGCCGGTACCCTTTCATATACTCCAGGGCCTCCTGCTGCACCATCTCTTTCGAGAACATGAGCTTTGCCAGCCTGATGGCGTTGGCGTCTCCTGCGATGTGGGCCTGCGTTGCAGAGTTGATCAGGATCTTCCGTTGCCGCTGGTCGAGGTGGTCAAAGATCTTGTTCATGCGGTCGGGGGAGATGGCCACGGGTTACACCTTCGTCTCGTCGAGTTTGTGGTCGCCGCACCAGTCATCCTCGAAAACAACCGGGTAACCGTTCATAGTTGGGGCGTGGCGGCGGCACCGGCCAACGGCCTTACCCGTGAAGTTGTCGATATTCCCGCACATATTCCGGGCATTCTTGATCCGCTCAATATCCTCGAAATTACGTTCTTTGAGCGCCATGAACATACAGGTCCGGCAGCGCATCCTGATCGATCGGTGTTTCCACGGATCGGGGCCTTCTCTCAATTTTTCTATTGCGTTTGCTATTTCTTGGGGCGTCATGAGTTCATCCCTCCGTCGCCTTCAGCTCCGCAATCACGGCCGCGAACGCATCGCCGTATGCCCTCTCCAGGTCGTCCGCTTCATCCGTCGCTACCTCTTCCGGGGTCTGCACTCCTTTCGGGTGCGGCTCCTGTTTCAGGCCGAACGGGATAGGCGATGCCTGTGGTTGCGGCCGGGTCTTCTCGAGTTCCGCCCGGACCTTGTCATCTGCAGGAGGCAGGCCGAGCAGGTCCCGCATCTCATCGAGGGTGGCGAGCGCCGGGCTGGTCGGGGTCTCCCGCATGGCTGTCACGAGCTGGACGTTCAGCGGGGTTTCATCGACCTCGAAGGCCGGTATGGTGACCTCGACGACGTAGCCTTTCTCCGTGTACCCGTTCACGTCCAGGTAGTGCTGCAGCAGGGATTCCGCCGCCTCTTCAAGCCACCGGTGCACGCTGGAGATATACATCTTCATGAGTTCCAGCTCGCCCAGGTTCGACCCGCCGATCAGGGTGCCGTCTTTCGTGATCAGGCTGGTCGGGGAGTAGATGCGGTCGAGGATCCCTTCGTAGTGCTTGATGGTGTCCAGGGCCGTGGGGTTGTCCTCGATGTGCGGGTCGGCAAACTCCATGTTCTCCCGCAGCGGGAACCCGACATTGATCCCCCAGTTCTGGAGCAGGGTCTTGAGATACGTGGCATCGCTGACTATCCCCTTTGCCCGCTGGACCGAACTGGTAACCTTCGGGAAGAGTGCCGGTGCACCGACTCGGTTAACCTTCTGCATCTGGGCCTTGTGGCAGTACGCGAGCATGTGGATGATGTGCACTGCCGGCAGGCACGCGGGCACCCCTGCGATCGCGGGTTCGGTCGGGTCCTTGATCATGGTGATGTTCTTGACCTGGACCGGGTCGCCCGTCTCGTCCTGTTTCTGCCAGTATTCGACCTCATGGTCCTCGTTCAGGACCACGCCCCGGAGGATATCCCCATACGAGAAGTAGTTCCCGGCTGTCGGAACGGTTGCAAACGTGTAAGCCGGGAGGACCCGCAGCGCAAGGAGCCTATATTCCGAGCCGCGCCAGCCCCAGACGTCGTTGACAAACGATGCCCCGTATCTCCAGACGGACGACCAGATGATCGGGAGTTTCTGGTTGAGGCGGTTGTCGTCCTCGTTGGTCATGGCCGTCATCTTCTCGGTGAGGTCCTCGTCAATCTCACCCTTCGGGTTCTTGACTAAGATCTCGACTTTCTCGCAGAAGATCAGGTTCCGCTGGTTCTGTTCCAGCTTGACGAAATAGGCGTTGTCCTCAAGCGATCGGATCTTGGCGGCCGTCACCTCCGGGGCCTTATACCTGTTCGTCACGCTGTGCTGGTAGAGGACCCCCTCTTCCCGGTCAGGGTTGCGGGGCCTTCGTAGGTTTCGGATACTGTTTAGCAAGCTCATAAGAGTCCACCTCGGATTTTCATCTTGTTGTTCTGCGGGCCGAACCCGCCGGCGTGCTCGAGTGTCAGTTCTGATTCAAGGACGGCCCCAAGCCACCGGTACAGGCCCTGCGACATGGTGTCCACCTGGTCGTCGTTCTTCCCGTTCGGGAACGAGGCGCATTCCTCGATGAAGTCATGGACCCACGAGCAGGTCTCCGGGTCCGGTAGGTAGACGTTGCCCGCTTCGATGCTCCCCGACACGGCGTTCGCTCTCGCAACCTTGCCGCCTTCCGGCTCGACCTCGATGATGCCCGGGATCTCGTGTTTCAGGGTCTGGATCACGGCGGTCCCGTTGGCCTTGTCCTCTACAAACTTCCGGTAGGTCTGCGGCCATTTTGAGGTCAGTGCGCGGAACGCCATGATCGTGGTCGGGAAGTCCATGCGGGCCCTCACCTGGTCGAGAAGGTAACAGTCAGCTCCTTTCCTCCCCCAGACCTGCCCGACAACGTAGTCGGAGGTCTTGAGGTCCTTGAACGAACAGTCCCAGCTCTGGATCGTCTCGTCCATGGTGGGGGCTACCTTGTAGAACCGCCACCAGGCCCGTTTCAGGAGCTCGCCCTCCCCGATCGTGGGGTTGCCCTGGTAGAGGCTCTCGAAGGGTTTCGGCCGAATCGCCTCTTTCTGCCGGAGGAGCCAGTTGAGGTCGTATCGTTCCGGCCACAGGGCCTCTCCTTCCGCCCGCCCTGTCGGGTCGTAGGGGTTATCGACAGTGGCGATCGCGGGCATGTGCAGGATCTCCCAGGGCTCGTCCGTGACGCCTTCCGTAATCTGGTCAAGGATCTTCTGCATGAGGTCCTTCTTGCTCCACCGGGTCATGGTCAGGATGATAGCGGCGTCCGGGCTCATCCTGGTGCGGAAGACCGAGCCATACCATTCCCAGTTCCGCTCGTTGATGATCTCGGAGTTGGCCTCGACCACGTCCTTGATCGGGTCGTCGATGATGCCGAGGTCGAACCCCATACCAGTGAGCCCGCCACCGATACCAACCGCATAATAGGTGCCGCCTTTCGCGGTGCCCCATTCCTGCGCTGCCTGTCGTTGTGCTGCCACGACATCCTGCGAGACCCTGCCCGGCTGGTGCCGGGTGTTCGGGAAGATGTTGTGGAACTCCGGGGAGACGAAAAAATCACGGGCCGTTCTGCTGTGTTTCAGGGCAAGGGAGAGGCCGTAAGAGGTCTGGACTACCCTCCGGTCCGGGTTCCGTCCGAGATACCAGCAGGGGAAATGGACCGAGACCAGCCGGCTCTTGCCGTGCTGCGGGGGTTCGGTGACGAGGAGGCGGGTGAGCTCGCCTCGTTCGACCGCTTCGAGTTTCTCCGCGAGTGCCCGGTGGGGCCTGGCTGCCATGTAGCCCGGCTGGACATACTCGCAGTACCGGATCAGGCTCTCGCGGGCGTCTGCCCGGGCGAGGAGTTCGGTCTCGTACGTGGCGAGGGGGTAAACCGGCCGGGGGGCTGCCATCACTTGAGATCACGTTCCTTCCGGATCAGGCTGATAATCTCCGCATCGGTCATCTGTTTTGGGTTCAGGACCTGGATCGGTGCGCCGTTCGGGCCGCTGTGCTCGAGCTTGTTCACGTTCTTCCAGTCCTCTTTCCTGCGGTTGCAGAGCCAGAAGATCTGGGCGGTGACATCCCCGGCTACGTGCTTCTTGCCGTTCTTGATGGTGTCGCCTTTCTCCGGGTCGTGAGTGGTCTCGGTGAAGTCGTAGTCATACCCGAGCGCCCGTTTGTACAGGGCCTGCTCGACCCCTGCATCAGCGACATCCTTGCCGCTTTTTATGGCGCTCAGGAAGTCCTCATGCAGGTTTGTCCAAGTGAATAGCGTACCGGTTGAGATTCTAAGCCCGGCGGCGATCTCCTTGTTGGTCTTGCCCCGGATTGCCAGCATCCACCCCATGAGCGGGTGCACGTCCGGGTCATACTTGGTGGGTCGGCCCATCTCCGCAGCGGCCTTTGCCGGTCCGGGCTTCTTTTTTGCCTTCTTGCCTTTCGCCGGTTTCTTCTTCGCGGCGGCCATCCTTACGGCACCCCCGCTGCTGCCAGGTGTTCAGCCCACTGCCGGAGCACTATCAGGAATGTCGCTATTGCTACCGCTGCTGCACAGGTCAGGATGATGAGAGTCTTGTCGCACCGGGAGATCATCCGGTCACCAGCACGACCAGCAGCACGAACGTGCAGGCCCCGAGCACCAGCTGCACGACCGCTATCTTCTCCAGCAGCGAGAGCCCGCTCCAGGTGCCGGGCCGGAGGATGTGCCGGAGCCGGACCGTTGCGGGTTCTTCTGCGATTTCGTGTTTCATTGAGAGCCACAGGCCGGAGTTGAACCGGCATTTTACTGCACCTGATTGACAGAGTGAGGTTAGGTGCAGGCATTCCCCGAATGCTTCAGCGGCGATTTTCTACGTTTTGCTACGCCCCTTTCGGGCCCCTGCCTCGGGAGGATATTATTGGCAAAGATCAATTATCTCTGGTGAGGATTTGCTGGAATGAAGACTCGTACCTGGGTATGGGTTGCAGTGCATGTTTCCTATTGAATCGATACCTGGTGTCTGAAGTTCCTCTTTCATCTGGCAGGGTGATTGCTCGCCGCCGGACGACTGTGAGCCGGCAGACCCTCGTGGCGAGCGGTTAATTCATGGAGTGATCCCCGGATGCAGCGGGAGATGGTGTGAGCGTGCCCGCTGCATGCAGGGGATCGAGTCCCGCCCCGGGTCATGAACCACGGCAGGCCGACAATGGCGGCGGGAATGATGTTCATTATACGATACCTGCAATCAGGGCCTTGATGAGCGGTAGGATCTCCGACTGGTTCGCCCAGAGGACCACGCCGCCAAGGGTTGCCAGACCGGACGTGCCGTAGATCTTGGCAACGTTGGCGATCATCGCTCCGCCGTGGTAGTATTGCGCCTCGTCCTGCCAGTATGCCGGGCACTCCGGGATATCGGCAAGCTGTCCTGCCTTGAATCCCGCCCATATGCCTGCCTGCAGGATGTGCCACTCGCGGTACGTGCTGCAAAATCCGTTCACGTCAATGAGGCCGAACTTGCGGAGGATGCCGGATACTATGGCGCCAACGAAACAACCCTCTGCCCGTTCGCCGGGGGTGTCGTAGGGGTCAACCATCGAGCCATCCCCGGATGAAGTAACAGACCCGGCGATATAGTTCACGGGCCCGGTCGATGATGCTGCGGTTGCAGGGACTACTGAGGGGATCGGGGGTGAGCACGTTGTCACGCCCCCTTCACAAAAGGGAGTTTTTCATACGTCGCCTCAAACTCGCCCTTTGCCATCGTGGTGAGTTTGCCGAACGCATAGAAGGCATAGGATGAGCCGTCCGGGGATATTAGAGCCTCGAACGGTTCCGGCACCTTAATCCTGAATTGCGGCATTGAGATCACGCCTGCTTCTTGGGGAGCAGCCGGATCAGGAAATCAGCGGTTGTGGCGCCCTTGATGCCGCCCCAGTTCAGCAGCCCGAGCTGACTCTCTGCAATGCCGGTGATCATGCCGTATTCGACATGTATTTTGTGCCTGCCGGGGGTGTTGGCTCTCGCGGAGTTGGGATACTTCATCAGGACGGTGTCATAGGTGCCCGTCGTGGATTCATACGGCAGGTTGGTTCCCGCCTCCTGGATGAGCTTGCCGTCAAGGTAGACCTTATAGACGATCTTGGCGCGGGCGTCTGCCTTGAACTCGAACCGCCCGATAATCATCCCGCTGGACCTGTCGAGAATGTCCTTCTCAATGACCAGCTCCTGCGCGGGTTCATCCTCCAGCCGGATTTCATTTTTGTTGAAATACAGGCCGGTGAGTTCGACGGTGCTCTGGTCGTTCGGGACGCTGATCGGTGCGATGCTGATAACCGTGGTGTCGTTCTCTGCGATCTTCTGCTGTTCGGATCTCAGCCGGTCGATCTCGGCTTCCATCGCGGCAATCTTCGCGGCTTCAGCCTCCTGCCGGAGTTGTTCGGGGGTTTTACATTCTGTCATGTGTACACATCCTTTTGATTGGTGGGACTCTGGTGATGACCGTCATCCCCCACCAGTTTCTCTCCGATACTATCCAGAAAAGAACGATAAAAATTGAAGGCAATTCCTTCGGTTGGAAAACTACCGATATGCTTTAATTTTCCATTGATTTTTATCTGGGATGTCCATGATCCCCGACGGCGATCAAAGAAAACACCGGGGAAAACGCTGGTTTTCTCGCGGTGCTGGTTCTGCATATTCTGGCGGTGTGTGACAAAACGCAGGTTTTCCTTGCGGTTGTCGAGCCCATTGCCATTGATATGATCGATCTCCATACCGGGGCGGGTCCCCATTATGACGTGGTGCATTAGAAGGATTTTGCCACCGACGCCACGTTCCGCATAATCGGTGTTCCTTGTGTTGAGGGTTGACCACTTAACGCGGTTTAGTTGTTCAAACTCGTCATCATCAACCAGCGCAGTGTTCCCTTGAGAAAGAGGAATTACCTTTACCGTATTATTCAACTCTTATATCAGAATCAACGGCGGGCGGGGATAAGCCCTAAGAATCTGGCAGGGTTTTTAAGATTTTGAGGAAATTGAGGATTTTTGAGGGGGTTGGGGGAGATGGATCTTGCTCCGCTTCGCACAGTCGGGGCAGGCTCCCGGGTGGTGCTCGTGACAGTCGGGGATAAGGAAGACTGTCTTTGGCACGGGCCGACTCCTCCGGTGCAGCCTGCAGGCCGGCACCATCTTCTGCCGCTCTTCATCCCATACGAACAAGTGGATCATCGTAGCGTGCGAGGTTGTGCCCCAGAACGGCTCTTTCCTCTCGCTCAATTCAGCGGCCTCCGCACGTAGTATTCCGTTGCCGGGGTGTCCTCCGTGCCATTGCTCCAGAGCAGGGCCACGCCATACTTTGCCACGGTCTCGAGCGCGGTCATCCTTGCCAGCGGGTAGTTGCGGATCGGTACCGGCC